TTGAAAAAAAGATCAATGTCCGAAAAAATAATCTGAGTTCATGTGATTTCATGAAAACTCGAGTGAATTCATGGAACCATCTTGAAAAAAAGATCAGCAATTTGTTAGGGAAAAAATTTGTTAACTAGTGAAGGTACCATGCATGGGTCCCTCGTGAACTCACATGAATTTTCCTTACGTGAATTGTTGTCGCGTCAGAGTCGAGCACTTTCTTTATCACCGTCTAGTAGAATGAATCTTCAACTCAAACGATTCAACCCGAAGACCATGCCCGACGACGCCGTGTGCGTCTTCGTGGGCAAACGTCGCACGGGGAAATCACAACTCTTGAAAGACATGATGTACCACAAGCGACACATCCCAGCGGGCGTCGTGCTCAGTGGCACAGAAGAAGGCAACTCATTTTTCGGTTCGTTCGTCCCCGACCTGTTCGTGTACGGTGACTACGATAAAGAAGCCCTCGAACGAGTCGTCGGTCGACAGAAGCAGATGCTCGCGGCGAAGAAATGTCAACCGGCATTCGTGGTCCTCGACGATTGCATGTACAACCCATCGTTCCTCAAGGACAAAATCATTCGTCAGTGTTTCATGAACGGTCGACACTGGAAACTGTGGTTCGCCCTGACCCTGCAATACTCGATGGATTTACCACCCAGTTTACGTGCGAATTGTGACTACGTGTTTGTTCTTCGGGAGAACGTGTTGGCGAATCGAGAACGCCTATGGAAAAATTTTTTTGGGATCGTGCCGACGTTCGATATGTTTTGTAAGATATTGGACGCCACCACGGAAAACTATGAATGTTTGGTGTTGGATAACACCTCCAAGTCGAACAAACTCACGGACTGCATCTACTACTACAAGGCTGACCTGCGAAAAAATTTCAGGGTGGGGTCGCCGAAATTTTGGAGCATACACAAGAAAATGTACAACCCATCGCACGCCATCCAGGAGGATCCGAGGAAGGTGGCGGACAAGAAGACGGCGCTGAAAATCACGAAGAAAAAATAAGGCATCAATCCCAGAACAATGAGCGATTCGATCCAGAGCGTGAATTTAGCGGACGATTCCCAATACGTGTCGCTGAACGTGGACACGTCGAAACCACCGCCGTCGACCGCGACCACGACCGTGCGCGAAGCCGAGACGACGACAGCGTTCGTTGAACAAGAAAAAAATCTCGCCCAACAGCAAACGGGAATGATGGATTCGACGCCGATCAGCGATTTGATGATGGAAGACATGGATCAACAACAGCCGATGCTTCAACAACAACCGAGAATGCAAAGTTTGCAAATGCAAGCCCCGGCGCAGGGTCAGATGATGCCGATGATGCCGCAACAACAAGAGCAAGTCGTCAAGCCGGAGAGCAAGAATTTCATGAATTTGACGGACGATCAACTGATCGCTCTGGTGGCGGGCGTCGCCGCGAGCATCGCGATCAGTAAACCGGTGCAAGATAAATTGGTGACGAGCGTTCCCAACTTTTTGGACAACGCCGGAAGCCGCTCGATGGTGGGCTTAGCCGCCACGGGCGCGGTCGCCGCCGTGGTGTTTTACATCGCCAAGTCCTACGTCGTCAGTCGCTGATGTGTTCGCCACAGAATTCCGTCGGACCGTCGATGCGTTCGTAAATCCCCAGACTCACGCACACGTCCCTGAGGTCTTTGTAGTTTGACCAGAACAATTCGCTGTGGTCGTACACATCGACCGTGCAGTGGGCGAGTTCGTGAATCAAGACGTGAAAAATTTCGTTCGGGGTTCCTTGCAAACACAGGGTGATGTTCGCGCCTTTGTTGGTGTTGAACCCGACCGTGTCTTTCATGCGCTTGAACGCGGTGAGCGGTTTCGGGTCCCACAACATCTGGAACCGAAGATTGTTCGTCTCGCGAAGGTGGTCGCGAAGGATTTTGTATCGACGACGCACCTCCACCATCTCCGGTGGTTCGCGCGTTCGAGAGAACACGATCACGTTCGCGACGAGGATGAGCGGGAGGAACATGGTGACCCTTACTTATGAAATACAAATAAAAATTTACTGTACATCTGTGAGATCCTCGCCCCCTGTAGGGGTTCCCACATGTGTAACCTAAACCCCGCGTTCTCCAACGCCGTGATCAACACGTCCGAGTAACACACCGGTTCGGATTTCGGTCCGTCGTCGTAAAACGGTACGCCCGCCAATTGCACGAACAATTTTTCACCAAAGTCACCGTTCCCGTGTGGGAGTTTCATCTTGAAAAAGTTTCCCTCCTCGTCTTGGTAGGGTGTCATGGAGAGTATGCGACGGCTGTCGGGTATGACCCCCACCAGTTTCCCACCGCGTTTCACGCGTCTCTTGATTTCTCGGATCGTCGACTCGAAGAGTGTCTTCGATTGGAAACAGTAATGCAAACTGAAGTTGTACACGACGACGTCGAACGGGCGCTTGGGCGCGGCGTGAATGTCCCCGTGGTAAAAATTCACCCGACGCATGTCTAGATTTTTCGCGCGCTGTCGCGCCTCGACCAGCGCGGACTCTTCGGGATCGCACATGTTCAGATTCGTGACCCCCGCGGATTTGTATTTCGGAAGATCACCCCCGAACCCACACCCGACGTCCAACACGTGACACTCGGGCGTGCACGCGAACGCGATGAGTTCGCGCTTGACGGAATTGTGATGCTTTCGAATCGCCTCCATGTTATTGTAACACGAATCCGAGTTCGGTGTTTTTCAGCGGACGATCCAGTTTCCAGTTGTACAAGTAATAGTGAAGGGCACCCACGCCGCGAATGAACCTGCGCTCGCGCAATTCGTCCTCCGAGAACGGCGCGTCGAGACAGTTGAGCACGTCGAAGCCGGCGTTCTTCGCCAGGATCGTCGCGTCCTGGAGCGCGCCCTCGCCCACGGCGTGCAAGACGTACGCCTGCCTGTTCGCGACCCCGTTCGAACTCTTGTACCCGACCTCGTACAGACAGACGAATTTTCCCTCCCCCGTGAACACGTGTGGGAGACGAAGCAAGCGCTGGACGTAATCCTCGTCCACGTCTCTGCACAGACGAAGACTGTTCGCCTCCGCTTTGAGAATGTTGAGGATGTCCCCGGCGTCGTCTTGTGTGGCGCGGTGGAGCGCGGACGTGCCGTGGACGTCGAACATGCGCGCGTTCGGTCGGTCGGTCTCGTAAAACCCTGATTTTATCAGGTTCGGGACATTGAGTAATCTGTGCCAATAATACGTGCTCGCCACCGGTGATGGGAGTTCGGAGACCGCGGTGAATATGCCCTGGTAGATCCCGCGTTTGACCTCGCGCCTCGAGAGTTCGCTGATGAGGAGAGGCGCCAGACGCTTCCCTCGAAGCTTTCTCGACACGCACAGGAACGTCACCTCCACCGTGGACACGCGTTCGCCGTCGCAGCGCATGTGCGACGGTCGACCGGCGATGAAGCCGACGAGTTTGCCACCCTTCCGAAGGGCGACGTTCCAGTACGGATCCGCGTGAAGCACCCACTCGATGAGTTCCTTGGAGTACTCCATCGTGGACTGGTCGTCGGCGAGGTAGTGCGCGGACAGAAGGTTTCGGAGCTCGTGCGTCTGACACGTCGACCACTCGAACCCTTCGGGGAGTTCGATCGGGGTGTCTTCGGCGTCGCGCGTCACCGCATCCTTTCCCATGGGTTGCGTGTCCCAGAATTCGTGCACCATTTCGTGATTTGGTTTGTGTGCACCTTTTTAAATTAAAGAAAACGCTGCAGGGTATGGTACAAGGAAACACACCATGAGCCTCCTCGACCAAGATTACGATCTCCCGCCGGGTCAACTCTTCGCCTGCATCTCCGTCGTCGGTCCGGAGACCCCGCAACGATCGGACCATTTCGCGGTCAAGATTCGAGGCGTCTTCGGCACTCGAGACGAGGCGGCGAAGCACGCAGCCCGCATTCAAAAATCGGACGACACCTTCGACATCTACGTCGCCGACGTCGGCAAGTGGTTGTTGTTACCGCCACCCAAGGACATCGAGGATTCGCACTACGCCAACGATAAGCTGGAAGAGATCTTCTCCGAGTACAGAGAGAACCAGATCCAAGCGAAGAAGATGTTCGAAGAGCGCAAGAGAAACATGCTCGAGCGACCGGACGGCAACTACATCGTCCCCGGCGACGAAAACAGCGCGTTCTACACCAAACCCGACGAACCACCGATCAGCCACCCGTCGGACATCGTCGATAAATTGAAGGTCGAACACCCCGATTGGGAGATGCCGAAACTCATCGAAGAGGCGGACAAGATCGTCGCCCAGGAGATCGAAGAGCGCAAGAAGGCGCGCGAAGCCGAGGCTCCGACGACCGAAGAGGCTCCGGGTCCGGCTCCGGGTCCGGCTCCGGGTCCGGCTCCGGCACCGACCGAAGAGGAGTCCAAGGAATAATTTCACACCATATTGTAATGAGTGCATTTTCAATCATACTCAACGTCGTGACCCTACTCATAGTATTCTACGCCATCATGATACACGGCGACGCGCTCGACATCGACAGGAAAAACAAGCCCGGCACTGCGAGTGAGGTGATGGAGGAAAATCTCACCGATCCACTCGTCGTGGGAAGGGGGTATTTCAGGGACAGTGAAAAGTTTGGACGCATAGGTAAATTTACAGGAAACGATCTAGGGGTTCCGGAAGATAACTGGACTAATCATCGTTTTTCCCATGAAGAATCCTAGGAGAAACGCCACGAATGCCATCAGGTATGTGTTCTTGTCCAACGACGTGATGTCGAACGACGCTTGTTGCGCGGCGGCGGCGCCACCGTAATACATCTGCTGTGGCGGCGGCTGTTCCATGTAGTGCATCATCGGCGGCGGCTCTTGCATGTATTCGTCTATGGGTGAACTGTCGTGGTGGCGCTGCTCATCGACGTCGGGGAGCGGCGGCTCTTTGGGCAAGTGAATGTTCGGATTGTAATCGATTGGTTGTCCGATATCAGTTTCCATTCTTATTAATAAAGTACATTCTTTTAACCCCGTCTGTATCTCTTCCTTCGCATCGCTCGCGGGTCTTCCTCTTCCTCTTCCTCCTCGGACGACGACTCTTCCATCTCAGATTCCGTGTCCTCGTCCGACTCTTCGTCGTAGTACGAATCGTCGTCGCTCTCGTCCTCGTCCTCGTCGACGATCAAACCGATGAGGTTCCCGAATTCGTCCACGTCTTCGAGGTCGTCGTCTTCGTCGTCGTCGTCCGAGTCGTCCAACTCATCGTCCGTGTCGATGTCAGACGCGTCCAAATCGTCATCGTCGTACTCGGAGTCGGAGAAATCGTCTTCCGCGAAATCGAGGTCCGGAATGTAAATCTCTTCCGGTTTCTTGATGGCGCGTCCAGATCTCGTTCTCGTGACACTCATGGTTGATCTTCTGTTCTGTATTCAAACGTTTCGTTTAAGTACTTTGGCGTGAATCGTTTCTTTTCACGAAGCGCACTGTCCATGATGGACAACTCCGCCTTGAACCCTATCTTTGAGACAAGTTCGTCTATATCCGAGTCGATTCCAAATTTATTGAATTTCAAATTATTCAGGTGATCGAGTGCGGTGTAGAGAAAATACGACGCCACGTTCGGGTCGTCGATGTACAGGTCGATCTTGTTCAGGTTATTCAAAAACGCCATGAATTCCGTCGGGTCGACGCCGGAAAATTTGTGCGCTTCCATTTTCAAGTCGTGAAGGTCGAGGGTCACGCGTTGACGCTGTGAGGTGAGCAGGTACGTTAAAACACCGGTCGCTCCGACGAGGTAGAGCGCCATTCTACTATAGGGACGGGTTTATTTTTTCTTGAGTTTGTCGACCGTGCTCGCGAACAGTTTCATCTTTTGCATGTTCCTGCACCCACACATCTGCTGAATCATACCCGACTTGTCCACGGTGAAACTCACGAACTTGTCGTGGTCCTGCGCCTTGTTCGCACAAAATTTTGAATTCGTCGCGAGCAACACCCGACCAGCCTTCTTACACACCTCGACGATCTTCGTGTTCTCGTGTCCCGAAAAATATTTCCGAATGAACGTCTCCAACTCGGGTTTGACGTCCGAGAAATTCGGTGGCGGCGGTGGTGGCTTTTTCTTCTGCGACGGCTTCTTATTGGTGGACTGTTCCTGACCCGAGAACAACGCCTTCTTCACCTCGGACGTGAGTTTGTATTCCTTCCCAGTGAAATCCTTACAGAATCCAAACTGACGACCCACCAGAGTCTCGCATCGACAGAAACACTTTTGCATGACGTGTTCGTCGGTCACTAAAAACCACACGTGATTCCCACCGTGGTCTCGACTCGTGTTCTCGCAGTACCGACTCGTCGTCGCCACGATGAGATTGCCGTTGGTTTGTTTGTACGCCTTCGTCAGACGCGCGCTCGCCTGTCCCTCCATGTATTTTCGCACGAACGCCTCGAGTTCGGCGATCGCCACGTCGTCCGTGAATTCATCCTTCGTCTCGTGTCTCGTGAACGCGCCTTCCTTGAACGCCGTGTTGGGTGGTTGCACGTTCGCGTGCGTCGTCGCGCTCGAGCGCACCGCGGACATCTCGAGTATTTTCGGGTCCGGCGCTTGGTCGATTCTCTGAAGCATGGACAACAACGGACCGTGTCTGTATATGTACACGGGCAAGTACGCCACCTGATCGGCTCGACCCTCGTTCGAACACGCCTCGCACCCTTTCCCCCCGCAGTGTTCACACCTCGCGCGCTTCAGACTCCACGGCATGCGAAACCCACTCCCTTTGCTTCCCCGAGACACGTCGCCATACACGGACGAGTCCACGACGTCGCTCCACTCCACGCTCGGTTTCGCCGTGTACAGGGCGACGAGAATGTGTTGTCGAAGCGCGATCGCCGACCGTTGGTCCACGACAAACTCGTGGAAATTGATGTGAATGCCAGTCTTGATTTTGGTCCCAGCCTTCTTCGGTGGGGCGAGGGACACGAGGGCGTCCTTACCCCCGTGTGCCTTCACTTTGTTGCAAATCACCTTGACTATGGACTCCACCTCGGGAAGGTCCAACGACTCGGCACTCTTGTAGTCCAAGTCCACGAAAAAGTTGTACAGCTCGGACTTTTGTTCGACCACGTACAGTTTCTCACCGGACGTCACCGCGTCGCAGTACACCTGATAGAACTCTTTCAGTCTGTCGTCGGGTATGCTGAGTTTCCCCCCGTTCATCAGCACGTGCGAAAGACTGGAAGCGTTGTTCAGTCTGTTTTCCTGACACCATCGTTTAAACATGTCTCTTACTCCTCGTAACGTCTGACCCCTCTAAGTCGATCGAAGAACGACGTCGGCGGTTCCTCCTCCTCGTCTTGGTCCCCCGGTGGTGCCTTGATCTCCTTCTTCAGGACCAGGAGTTCGTACACGGTGTTCTCCTTGACCTCGTCCACGTACTTGTCCGCGTCCGCCTCGGAGTGACCTTTCTCGAGCATGAGTTCCTTGATTTGGTTGAGAATGAACTTCTTACTCTTCATTTTACATAGTTGAACGTTTTTCTATATTGCGAACTTACCGCGGAATAAAATTCCGGATTTTTCAAAATGTGGTCCACCTGCATCTTCCACTGTTTTCGTTTGTTGAAATCTTCGAGCGTGTCCCACGACATGAAATCGTTCTCGTCGTACACGCGTTTGATCGGTAACTTGTTGTGTTTCCTGAGTTGCATCTTCGCCTTTTCTTCTGAGAATTTCTTCACCATCGCCTGACGTTGGACGTTGTTGACGTCGACGAAGAAGACGTAGACCGAGTACACGAGATCGACGCCCTCCTCCTTGTCCTTGACCGTGAACGAAAATTCCGTGTAACACCCGCTCCGCAGATTCATGCATCCGCGGGTCTCTTCCTCCAACTCCCTGAGGGCACACCGAAGCGGTGAGGTGATCTCTCGCTTGCGGCATCCACCGGTGACGAATATCCATTCGTGCCACCGGCGATCACGAACGGTAAGAAATCGTGGTTTCTTATCGTCCGTTTCGAACGTGACTGGTATTGCGATTGCTTTGTGTTTTTTCATTATTGATGATTTTCATCTACCATGGGTGAACTTATTTTTCTTCGGCGATCTCGTCCGTTTCGGGCGCGGTCTCGATCGACGCGTCCTTTTGCGTCTGAGCAGCAGCCGTCTGCGTCGGTGGCGGCGGCGGCGGTGGGACGGGCATTCCGAACGGTCTCGGTTGCTGCGGCGGCGGCGTGAGCATGTGCATCATCTTCGTCTGGACCATTTTCAATCCGTCGACGTCTTCCTTCGCCTGCTTCATCTCCCTGAACAGGTACACGCACGCCGCGACGGCGACGATGGCGGCGATCGTGGTCAACAATTGTCTGTCCATGTGAATCATTTGTGTTACCTACCGCACATCCTTTTAAGCCGAATGAATCGCACCCATTCTCGAATTACTTTTCGGACAATCGTACACGGGTTCACCAAAGTTTCTCGCCTGGAAATGTGGGTGCTTGCACTGGACGTCGGTCGACGGCGTCGGACCCGCCGCCGCGTGTTGCGCGTTGATCGGGGACAGCGGACCCATGATGTATTTCTCGAGCGTTCGACTCTTCGGGTCGTACGTGATGACGAAGAGAATGGCGAGGATGATGGCGACAGTGTACAGTCTCATGTTACAATACTACCGAGAATTTAGTTTAGTTGGCGAACGCCAAAGACCCCATGCCACTCTTGACGATGAAGAGGTTGAATCCGATCGCGTACAAGTTTTGTTGGTTCGTCTGGGTCTCGGAGATCAAACGAGCGCTGTCGAGACGAGAGAAGTTGACCGACCCGGTGGAGATGTGACCCTTGGAGGTGTCGAGACACAACGGAATGACGATCATGTTGTCAATAAGAGACGTGCGGTTGGCGTACGGGCAATGGAAATACGCAGCCGCGTTGGTAAAGTGCGGTTGCGCCAATCGGAAATCGCCGACGTCGATGCCGTTCATCTGGAGTTTCAAGCGGTTGGCGATGTGCGCGAGGGCGACGCTGCCGCCCGTGTTCGCCGCGGACACGATGGCTTTGACCGGGTGATTGAAATTCAAGTCCGTCACCTTGGCGCTCGTCGGGACGGCTTTTTGCACCGTCGTGACCAAGTATTGGAGCGGTTGGCTCGCGAAATATTCACGCTCCGGTCCGTCCAAATAGATGTAATTCGCCCACACCTCCCACTTGTCACCGACCTCAGCCCCCCAGTGAATGCGGATCTCGACGTCCATGTACTGGAGCGCGACCAACGGCAAGGCTTGCGCGTAGGAGTTGAACCAGAACTTGAGCGGGTAGAAGAGCGCGTTCGTCGGACCGCCGAACAAGTCGCCGGAGACGGATTGCGCGAGGTTCGGCGCCAAGACCGTCGGCGCGATTCTTTGGGTGAAGATCGCATCCTGTTCGTCCACGACCTGTCCACCGATGACCAATTGGACCTTGTCGATGACCGTGCTCCAGTCGGAGATCGCCGTGTTCGCCTGGGTACCGTTCGTCAACGGCGTGAGGTAGACGTAGGAGAGGAGATCTCCCTTTCGTTCGAATCGAACCGTGGACATGGAATTCGCCTTCACCTGACCTTGGATCGTCTGACGCTCGACCGTCTGGGCGAAGTTGGTGTGCGTCTTGAACGCGCTTCGGAAATAACTCACGGAAGCGTTGCCGGTGATGGCTTTGTCTTGGGCACCGATCGCCAGCAATTGGGTGATACCGGCACTCATGGTTTATAGTATTACCATGCGAGATTATTTTTAACCCATCAGGGTACAACTCAAAAGTGCCGCGTAGTACACCGCGTTGTGTCTCGTGGTGAGCGCGCCCTGTGTCGTCAGGTATCGGATCTCGTACGGGAGTTCGGTCTCCTCTGGATCGTCGTCGTAGATGTGCTGACCGTTCTCGTCCAACACGTCGACCATCTCCTGCTTCGTCTCGACCGTGGTGTTCGTGATGAGCGGATCCTTCGCCACCCACTGTTCCATGCGCTCCCACACCCGACGACTCTTCAACACGTACTGCGCCTTCTCCGCGGCGTCCTCGAGGGCTTCCCACTCGTCCACGGTCTTCTCGGTCGACGTGGGTTTGGATTGGTGGGGTTTGTAGTCCTCGCGCTCGTCCTCGGTCATCAAATCATACGCCTCCTGTGTGGCGGTCTGCTTTTCGACGCGCACGTACGTGGACTCGTCTTTGGGCTTGTACGCCTCCTTCGCCTCGGGCGACAGCGCGTCGTAGGTCTCTTTGCTGATGTCGTACGTGAGGAGTTTTACGTACATGAAGGGACCGTTCCAATCGTCGTCGTCGTCACGCTTGAACGCCGGGTCGTATGGTCGGTACTCGTACTCCGTCTTCTCGTAGTAATCCTCGAGGTAGGTGCGACGCTTACCTTCGGGCATGCTGTCGTGTTCGTCCTTGGTCGTCTTGTACCATCGTCGCTTGATGTAATACGTCACGTTTCGGAGTTCGCGACGGATCTTCTTCTTCGGACGAGGCACGGGTGGGGTGAAATCACATCCCTGGGTCAACTTGGCGACCGTGCTCGAACGCACGAGATCGTCGCTCTGCGTCCACGCGTAGCCGTGAATGTTGGACGTGCACACGAGATCGCCGGTCTCGACGCTCGCGCCCTCGCGCATGAGCACCCACACCTTGGCGTCGCCGCCGCGAGCGATGAGCGTCTCGGAATCTTCCGTGTGTACGTTCGCGTGCGCGACGACCCCGTACCACGCCTTACACGCGACTCTGCTGGAGAGTTCGACGAGGGGTTTGCCACTCTTCGGACTGAACGCGTCGTCTCGCGCACACACGACCAAGCCGCGATGGTCGGCGACGTTCGAGAACGGGACGTCGGTCACTCGGGTCTTGACCGCGTCCTTCTCGTTGACGATCTCCTTGATGGAATTGATCACGACGGGGATGAGCCCTTCGAGTTCGAGCGAGGCGATCTGCGATCCCCAATCGTCGTACAGGGGATCGATCTGAATGTTTTCGTCGCGCACGGGTTTTTCGGGCGACGGATCGGCGTCGTAGTGCAAATGCACCAACGGACGCAACTCGGGCGCGTCGTAATACACGTCCTGGGCGATGAGACCGAACTCTTCGCGGTATTTCACCTTGGTGGATAACTCCAATTTGTCGCGCTTGTGGTAGTGTTGTGGGTTGAGTTTGAGTAAGGTCTCCGTGCCCAGATGGAGCGGTTTTTCGAAATCCTTGACGCGATCGTCGGACGACGTGCTGAACGCGGCGGCGTAGGACGTGCCCAAAATGCTAAAATCGCCGTTGCGCGCGTTCAAGACTTGGCGAACGGTGCCGGCGTAATCTTGCCAAGCCGTGCCCCACCATACTTTGTGATAGCTGTTGTACGTTGAGTACGTCGCGTTATCGCCGGTACCCATGGCGTAAAAATTAGTTCCGTAAGTAGCAAGGACCATGTATCTGTACGCATATATGCCCCCGTTACCACCAGCCACTGTCACGGTGTGAGCAGTATCAAGGGCTCCACAAATCCCGGCGCGTCCGTCTCTGAGATGAAGCCCCGTGATGTTGTATCCTCCTTGTGAAACATCACTGGTATTTGTGTGTGTGAAAATTACTAAGTCACTTTTATAATCGGTCGCCCAGTTGTTGTAGCTTTGGAACAGGGAGCAATAATCGTACGTGGTCGTGTTCCACGGATGTCCCAGGCGAATTTGCGAGTACGTATCGTTCGAGTCTCGTGTTCCCGACACCGTCAACGCGGGACCGTTATCCTCGACGTGGAGTTTGGACAGGGGCGTGGTGTAGCTGTATTTACGCATGGACACTTTGCCGTCGAAGTTGCACGCCATCGCGCATTCCAAAAAGTTTCCACCATACAAACCATAGTCGTGCGTCTTGAACAAAAGGCGTTGCGAATAATTTCCTGTGGTTCCGGCACTGTTCGTGGTCGAATTGACAATCATCATACCCGACGTGATGTACGGCTCCACGGCTTGGACGGCGTAATAATAGGTTTTGCCGAACGATTGCGCCTCGGAAAACGTCGTGTGACCGCCCAAAAGGTACCCCTGACCCTGGGACGAAAAAACATCTCTGTACACGTTTAACGAACCGGTTTTCTCCATGTACGGACCGTAATCGTAATTGAACGGATCGCTCGTGCCGATGCCCACCGACCCGTCGCCGTCGAAATGCGCACACGTTTTCAAATTAAGTGGACTGCTTTGGTCGGTCGCCCCGGTTTCGATGGTAACCCCTCTGTGATTGTTGTATCCATTCATTCTGATACCCCCCATGGTGACGCTATCGATCACCTGCGAGATGCGCGTCGACCACCCCATCCAACCGGCTTGAGTACTGTCCTCGACCACCTTGGCGATGGTGAGGTCTGAGTAATTCTGTCCACTGGGGGTGGACACGTTTCTCGCGTTTTGCTGAACATTCGTAGTGGCGGTGATGGCGGTGGGACGGTAAAAATTGCCCGATCCTGCGAACACGGTGGCCCATCGGTAGGCGTTCACACCGAGATCCATATTGAAGCCGGTGTCGGCGGTGCCGTTGTACGCGGGAAGCACGCAGTTCCCGGAGAAGTGGATACCTCCGTTGTATTCCGTACCGTTAAACACGTACCGTCTATAAATGTCACCGCTACCCTGCACGAGCACGTTCGACCCAATCCCCGCGTGCGAATACACGAACAATTGTCCCGTGGTCCCGTACACGTTCTGTTTGCTCACGACATAATTCCTCGAAAACGTA